CTAATGGCATAACAACATCATCAATAGTAACACCTGAAGCATCAATATCCATGTGGAATCCTGTAGTTAAACCAGTCCATTGAAAATACGTTGAACCTACTATTGGTTTACCTTTGTAATCAAAGAAATCAGAATCAATACCTTCAGTTTCAGAAAGTCCTAAAAAGAATTTACGTTTATTTTCAAATTCACCATATTTTGTTTTAAATGTCATAACTGGGTCAATAACACTAGTTTGAGCATTTGTTTGGTAATCACGGATTGGATAACCAACAAAACCTGCTGGAAATGCTTCTGAAGTATCAGATTCTTCATCTAATTCAACAAGTACATAATTTGATTTTGACATATATAAACCATCTAATGTACCAATTCTTCTACCAATAAAGTTAGCTGAATTTGGGTCCATTGTACAACGGCTAAATTGTTCTAAAATTGTTGGTTGAGCATCAGTATCATAAAAAGCTCTAACTAATACGTCAAATTCTTTAGAATCTGGTTTAATGTTAACAATAGAAACTTTAAATTGCTCATTTGCTGCATTACCATCTGAAATAGTGATAAATCTGAAAAGTCTTAATACTTTATTACCACGTAATTCAGAAACAACATAAGGTGTTTCAGCTGGTTGGTATTCGTTACGATATTCTTCAAATTTATTATTATAATAAATTGGGTATTGTTTAATACCTCTTACTTTACCCATATTCATTGCATCAGCTAACATATTAGGGAAAAATTCTTCTAAAAATAAAGCTGTTTTACCATCTTGAGCACCTCTACCTAAAACTCTAGGTAAATAATCCATTTTAGTACTATCTAATGATACAGTATAATCGAAATTACCTTGAAGAGTTGAAAAACCACTCAAAGAAAAATCACCCATTGGGTCTTGTACTGAACCTGAATATGCTGGGTCAAAAATAACCTGTGTTGAAGCTGTTACTTCAAATGCTGGTAATTGAGTTGTAGGGTTTATACTACCTCTAGAACGTAATAAACCAATAATTTGATTATCAACATCAGTATAAGGAGCACCTGAATAAGTAATAGTTACACCACTAGTTCTACCAGTAGTTAAACCAGCAAGATTAGTTCCTCTATTAACTAACGTATAAGTAAATGTTTCACCTGTAAATTTATTTCCAATAGTTTTATACATTAATAATGGAACACTATTAGTAAAACCAGTAGGTTGAGTACCAAGTGTACCTAATGCAGTATTTAATAATCCTTGATTCCAAAGACTTTGAATAACTGGGTCAGAACTTACTAAGTTTGTCATTACACTATTTGAACCAGTTGTTGCTGTAAAATTAAATAATGTTGATGCAGATGTTGCTACTGATGTTGTACCACTAGTTGTAGGGTCCATAGCACCATCTAAAGCGATACCCCATGCCAATCCAGCTTTATACCCAGAAAAACCTAATATTCTAGTTACAAATAATTGATTTGCTTGTGATAAATATGATTTTGCAATATAAGGTAACTCATATTGTGGAGCACCAGTATCTTTTACTTTAGTAGCGTTTTGACCACCAAAGAAAGATTGGAATTCACCATAATTAGTGATGAATATTGGTTGGAAAGCTGGTCCAATTGTTGTCTCACCTACTAATCCAAGAGTTGTTACACCAACTTGACGAGTGATGAATGAAATGTCTTTTTCTGAGGTATAAACACCAGGACTTACGAATACATTTTGTGACATGTTGTTTTGTTTTTATTTTTGTTATTATTTACTTTATTCTATTCTTTATTATAAATATTCAGTTTTTTTCAAAAGAGATATCTAAACCTAATAATAATTTCTTTTAGTATGATTTTTTTCATACTTTTGTCATACTTATTCTTAAAGTACTTATGAAAAGAGATAAAAACCTTAAAATAACACCAATTACACATGAACTACTAAAAAAGTATTGTGAAGATAATGGTTTAAAAATGTTTGCTTTTGTGGAAAAGCTTATTAAAGAAAAATGTACACCTAAAAAAGATTTATATGGTGAATAGATTATGTTTTACAACCTCTTTGTATATTAAGTGTCCATGTTAAAATTAGTTTTTCAGTAGTTTCAATTTCACTTCTAAATCCTACGGTAATAAAATCATTACATGCTTTATATTTTTCTCCTTCTATTAATGTATAAGTTCTAGAAAAACATACATATTTCTGTGTAAAGGTATCAAAATTTTCTGAAGTCAATACATTAGCATCAAATTGACCATCAAATCCATCACATGAAAATGTTTCCATCATAGTATAAAATTTATCTCCATTTGCTGCATCAGCACAATAAGCCATACCACAAAGAGTAATTTTATCACCTGTAGTTACATCCATAGGAAAAGGAATACCACAATTTATTTGTGGTGGGTCTATTGGGTAACCAGCAATAAAAACAACATCAAGGTCACATCCATTCCAACCACATCTACTATCACCAACTTGATATTGGTCAGTTCCAATAGATAGAATACTATAATTTGCAGAACTTGATGCAATTAATGTGGTAGTACATGGGGTACTTGGAGTACTACCAGGAATTGTTACTGTAACATTATCAAAACCATCAGAAGTTGCTGTAACACCAGCACCAACAAAATCCATAGATAGTAAATTAGTTGTTATTGGAAAACCTTCATCTAAAACTTGTATTGGATTACCACCACCACCAGTACTAAATCCTGTCACATTAAATGTACCACCTGAATTGTTTTTAAACGTAGCTGTTCCTGATGAATAAGTTCCACCAGTTACATATATATCTTTTGGTAATCCTAAGTATGTTGTGGCACTAAATGTATTTGCAGTTAAACCATTGATAAATCTTGTTGCACCAGATACAGTTCCACCTGTAAATGTAGTACCACCACCTCCAGCTGTTATTCCAGATATAGTACCTAAAGTACCAGTACCTGAAAGAGTTATTATTCCTGTTAAACTAGAATATGTCCCACCAGTTGCTGCATTTATTGTTAACGGTGCACTATATACAACCCATGCAGAACCATTCCATTGCCAACTTAAACTGTTGTAGGAATATGTTTGATTTAAAAGTGGTGAAGAAGGAAAATTTATCATAATTATTAATTTTACGCCATACGTTCAATACTAGTGTAACCACCAGTTGTACCTTGACAGTGTATTGCTGTTATTCTATATATTCTGTTGTTTGTTGTATCAATAAGATGTAATGTAGTTGTGTCACCTCCAGCGGATAAAGTCTTCTGAGTACCACTAATATTTTGATAAGCTGTTGTAAATGTAATACCACCAGAATTAGTATCTCCTTGTAGTGCAGACCCAGCAACATTACCAAGCAAAGTTGTATAAGCAGCAAAACTACCACTAACAGCACCAGCTTGTACTAGTCCACTAGACCCACCAGTTCCGTTTATACGAACTTTAAGGTTATCCATAGTTATTTCAGTACCAAAAGCTACGTTAAAACCACTCTGAACCTTAGTAAAGAAACTATGACCAACAGTTGCAGTATCTACAATAACTGCTGAGTTGCCACTATTTGTTTGTGTTCCTAAACGTATTGCACTACCATCCAAAGCGTTTATCCACACAGCACCGCTACTACTATGAATGTGAAAATTACCATCATCAAATAATTGTCCTTTTGTCCCAATATTAAGTGCGTTGTTAGTAGCTGAGTTTGTTGTAACACTAGCTGGACTAGTAATTGTAATAATACCATTATCAGCGATACTAAATATTTGAGTATTGTATGCACTATTAAGGAATTCTATACCACCTGTGTTATTAACACGTATTGTTTTATTTATATTGGTTGCACCAACGGCTGTATTTGTTACTTTTATAAAATCAGTATATCCAGTACCACCAACAGTATTACTACCACTAAATACAACCATACTTTGATTATTACTAGCGTTAACATTTACAGTTCCATATGTACCTGAGGATATTAAAGAACCCTGACCCAAAATATTTCCAGTTACATGTAACGCTTCTGATGGTTTAACCACATTAATACCAATTTTACCATTACCAGTTGCACCTGTAATTGGGTTACCTGTTGTTGTGCTATATATTTCAGTTCCAAATAACACACCACCAATATTAATAGAATTTGTTGTTCCACTAGGTAAAGTTACATTGGTTCCAAGTATAATATTATTTGAACCAACACTTCCATTTAAAGATAGACCAGCTTGATAACCAATAAATATTGAATAAGAAGACCCTGAAGATTGATAACCAGCTTGATAACCAATAAAGTTTGAATATTTAGCAGTATAAGCATATATACCAGCATTTTGTCCAAAGAAATTTGAATCACTAGCACCAGTTGCGTTATAACCAGCACTAGAACCTAAAAAATTTGAATTATTTGCTGCTGTTGCACCATTACCAGCATTAGAACCTAAAAAGTTTGAATAAGTTGCTCCTGTTGCAGAATTACCAGCACCATTACCTAAAAAATTTGATTGAGTTGCATTTGTTGCATTTTGACCAGCGTTAGAACCTATAAAGTTTGAGTTACTAGCACTAGTTGCATTTAAACCAGCTTGATTACCTAAAAAATTTGAATTAGAAGCATTTGTTGCTCCAGCACCAGCATTAGAACCAAAGAAGTTTGAGTTAGAAGCACTAGTTGCATTTTGACCAGCTTGTTGACCTAAGAAATTTGAAGTAGAAGCACTAGTTGCATTATTACCAGCATTTTGACCTAAAAAATTTGAATTATTTGCTGCTGTTGCAGTATTACCAGCACTAAAACCTAAAAAATTTGAATTACTTGCGTTTGTTGCTTGATAACCAGCTTGATTACCAATAAAATTTGAAGTAGAAGCACTAGTTGCACCCTGACCAGCAGAATTACCAACAACAAACATATGTATATTTCTTGCTTGAGCACCATTACCAATAGCTATACTATTACCTGATAATACAATAGGACTAGTTACAGGTGCTGTTGAAAATTCAGCATAATATTTAATTGGTAAATTTTGATATGTTGTTGCAGATATAGTACTTGCGGTTAAATTACCATTAATAAGTGTATTTCCAGATACATGTAAAGCTTCAGTAGGTATTATTACATTTATACCAATTTTACCATTATTTGGTGTTATTAATGGATTACCTGCAGTTGTACCGTATAAATCAGTACCAAACAATACACCACCAATATTAAGACTATTTGTTGTTCCAGTAGATAATGTAATATTTGTTCCTATTATAATATTATTAGCACCAACACTACCAGATAATGTGCTAGTATAACCAGCTCTATAACCAATAAATGTTGAATAAGTTGCTCCTGTTGCATTTAAACCAGCTTGGTTACCTAAAAAATTTGAATTAGAAGCATTTGTTGCTCCAGCACCAGCTTGATAACCTATAAAGTTTGAGTTATTAGCACTAGTGGCAACTTCACCAGCACCATAACCAATAAAGTTTGAGTTACTAGCATTTGTTGCAGCATTACCAGCCTGCCAACCCATAAAGTTCGATTGAGTTGCATCAAGTGCTTGTTTACCAGCAGAATAACCAAAGAAATTTGATTTACTTGCACCACTCGCCAAATAACCAGCATTAGAACCAAAGAAGTTTGAGTCATTAGCATTGGTTGCGGTATTACCAGCTTGATTACCAAAGAAATTTGAGTCATCAGCGTTGGTTGAAAAAGTACCAGCGTTTTGACCCATAAAATTTGAGTTATTAGCATTATTTGCTTGTTTACCAGCATT